AAGCTGCCGGCGCCGTCGCTGTCGACCTTGAGCAGCAGGTCTTTGCCTTTCTGGGCGGCCATTTTCGGGGCTCCTTTGCGGGACGGATGGCGAGATACCGCGCTGTAGGATCTGTTGGGCTTCGTGAGGTCGTGAGATCGTGAGTGGCGGTCGGCGCTCATGGAACGCGCCAGTTGCCAAAACCACCGCCCCCATATTCACGATCTCACCAGCTCACGATCTCACGAGGTGTCGGACCCGGAGGGTCCGACACCTACGCCGGTTCGGTGACGGCGCGGTAGCGGACGATGCCATGGGTGGTGTCGCCGTCGGGCTCGCGGCGCGCCTCGGAGAGCTCGTGGCGCAGGTTGACGAGGCGATGGCCGGCCAGACTCAGCGCCTGGTCGTGCAGCGCGCTGCGGACGGCGTCCATGATCTCGTGCGCTTCCTTCTTGCCCTTGCCCTGGGACCAGACGTGCAGCGTGACCACGTGCTCGCTGCCGTCCTCGCTGCCCGTGCTCCAATCGCGGACCAGGGAATGGCCGAAGCTGATGTAGGGGAAGGGCGAGGCCTGCGGCACTTCGTCGTGGACGCGCGGGCCGCCGAGCAGGGTGGTGAGCGCAGCATCGGCGGTGAGTCTCGCGAAAATCGACTGCTGCAAGGCCCAGCTGGAACTCGACATTGGTTACTCCCTTACGCTGTCCGTTGAGGACCGAACTCGTGAGGTCGTAAGGTCGTGAGATGGTGAGTATTCGGTTCGGCGTACGCGGCGCGGAACCTCACGATCTCACTACTCACCATCTCACCATTCAGAGCGGCATGCCGGCGAGGCGGCGGACGGCGCGCTCGACAGCCGCGCGGCGCTGCTCGGGATCGAGCAGCTGCTCGGACGCCCGCGAGGCCTGCAGCTCGCGCTCGATGTCGGCGCGCAAGCGCTCCAGAATGCGCTGGGTGTCGAGACGGGAGCTGAGCGAGGCGTTGTCGACGCGCACGACGATCTTCACAGGTGCCGCTCCTCGCACAGGCATTTGAGGCGGCTGCGGCGTGCGACCGCCAGCACGGCGACGATCTCGAGGATGCGCGTGCCGCTGCGGAAGCGCATGGCCGGCGTCACGTCCGAGCGGTGGCGGATCCAGACCTCGTGGGTGATGCGGCCGGCGAGCTGGTCGGCGCGCAGGCGCTCCTCGCCGCCGATGGGGCGCACGGCGGCCCACAGCTCGGTCACGGCCTCCCAGGTGACAGTCGCCCCGCCGCCGCCGTCGGCGACGCGGGTGGCAGCCTCGAGCGTGACGCGCTCGCGCAGGGCGCCGATGACGGGCTGGCTCACAGGCGCACCGAACGGTAGGGCAGCAGCAGCTCGGACACCATCGGCGGCACCGGCACGCCGGGCGCGCCGACCTCGACCGGCTCACGGTGCTCGTGCCAGTGGGCGATCAGCAGCAGGATGGCCTGGCGGATCGGCGCCGGCACGTCGGCGGCAGCATTGCCGTAGCCGGCAACGAAGGCGATCTCGATGCCGTTGGCAGGGCGGCTCGGCCTGGGCCAGAAGGTCGAGGCCTTGCGCACGAGCCGCGCCGGCGCTCCGCTGCCGTCGAGCAGGTAGGAGTCGGCGGGAAGGGTCTCGACCGACTCGTCGATGGCGTAGAGCCTGACCGCGGCGATGCTCTGCACGGGCCGCAGCGGCAGCCGGATGTCGCGAGTGGCCGGCCAGCAGTCGATGAAGTAGGACCAGCCCTGGGTGATGAAGGCGAGACCCAGCGCCGCCTCGATGTGCAGCCGCGAGGTGATGATCAGGCTGGAGATCAGCGTGTCCTCGGCGTCGCCGTCGACCCGCAGGTGGGCCTTGGCTTCGGCGAGCGTGACGGGCTCGGCGGCCGGGCCGCTGGTGAGCACGAGGGCCATGGCGAATTCCTCCGGAATTGAGGCAATAGGCAGTAGGGCGAAGTCGTCCGCCCACATTCCAAACCGATTGCCGACTGCCATGGGGTCGGACCCGCAGGGTCTGACCCCGAAAGAGCGAGCGGGACCGCCCCGAGGGGAGGGCAGGGGGCGATCCCGCCCGCGTTCGCCCGTGGCCAGCGCGGAGGGGAGGCGCGGCCGTTGCACCCGACCCGCAGGCAGACGGGCCAGGCGCCGAGCGAATGTGGGGGTGAGGCGTTTCCCTCTCCCCATGCTTCTTCAGCATGGGGAGAGGGCTAGGGTGAGGGGCAGCCACATACGCCGCGCCAGCGCAAGGTGCTGCCCCTCAGCCCGACCCCCTCCCCGCGCTGATCGCGACCGTGGAGAGGTCGATGTAGCGCGGGGAGAGGGAGGCCATCCTTACGCGGCGAACTTCAGGAGCTTGATGGCGTCGAAGTCCTGCACGCCGCCGCCGACGCGCTTTGTGGTGTAGAACAGCACGTAGGGCTTGGAGCTATAGGGATCGCGCAGGACGCGGATGCCGACGCGGTCGACGATCAGGTAGCCGCGGCGGAAGTCGCCGAAGGCCACCGAGTAGCTGTCGGTGGCGAGGTTCGGCATGTCCTCCGACTCGGCGACCGGGAAGCCCATCAGCAGGGATGCGTCGCCGGCCTTGGCGGCAGGCTGCCACAGGTAGTTGCCGTCGCCGTCCTTCATCTTGCGGACCACGGCCTGCACGGCGCGATTGAAGACGAAGGTGCCGTTGGCGCGGTAGCCCGACTTCACCGCGTAGACGAGGTCGATCAGCTTGTCGCCGGGGTCGGTGGCGGGGAAGGCGCCGTTGGCGCCGCTGGTGATGAAGCCGATGTTGCCCCAGCTCCAGGAGGCGTTGGCGACCTTGGGGTAGTCGAGGAAGCCCTTGGGCTTGGCCGAGCCGTTGCCGCTGACGAAGGCGGTGCCTTCCTGCTGGGCGAAGGCGTCGCGCACCTCTTCGGCGATCCACTCATCGATGTTGACGGCGCTGTCGTCGAGCAGCGAGGAGGTGGCCGCTGGCATGGCGTAGAGTTCCATGGTCGGGAAGGCGAGCTCGGCCAAGGTCGGCGTGTCGGTCTCGGGCCGGGCGGCGGCCTCGCCGATCCAGCCGGTCTCGGCGCCGGAGATGGCGAACGGCTTCTTGTAGACGGAGCCCGACACCTGGCGGATGCCGGCAATGGCGCGGATCGGCGAGATGTCCTTGACCGCGCGGTTGATGGAGCGCTCGAGCTCGTCCGGGACGAGATAGCCGCCGTCGGGGTCGGAGCCCACCGAGAGGGCCTTGGATTCCAGATCGCGCAGGTGGCCGGCCTCGCCCTTGCGCACGTAGGCGTCGAAGGCCGCCTTGTGCTGGGGCGCGGCGAGACTGCGCGGGGCGGGGCCGCCCAGATGCGGGCGCGAGGATTTCAGCGCCAGCTCGTCGACGACGCGCTTGTGCTCGTCCAGCGCCCGGTTGATGCGATCGACCCGTTCGGCGGTGATCACGTCGGCGGACATGCGCCGCTCGATCTGGCCGAGGCGCTCGTCGTTGGCCTCCTTGAAGGCCTCGAACGCGCGCATGAAGCCGTCGAAGGCGGTGCCGAGGTCATCGCCGGAGACGGACTTGGTTTCGAGCGAGGTGTGCATCTAGCTTTCCTTTCAGGTGTTGACAGGTGGGAGCGGGCCGCTCCTTCGATCCGAGCGACCACACGGTCATGTGGTTGGCCTCAAACAGCGTCCTGCCTGGTAAGGCCCTCGAGGCCGTGCGGGAGAACCGCCCGGGACCTACGAGCGCGCAAGCTCAGCGTCCTGCGTGAGCCCGCATTCGGTGTGCGCCGATGTTCGCCGTGCAGATTGTGGAAAAGGGCCTGCGGGCGGCAAGCAACAGCTTGAGTTACTCGGCGGGTTGGTGACGGTTCTCCCATTCAACGGGGGGATTCGCTCCATGCGACGACTGCGATTGCTGGCCACGCTCGGCGTCTTCATCACGCTCGCCCAAGGCTCAATCGGTTGCTCGGTCTACATGGCCGCGAACCAGCCGGAGAAGAAGGACGTTGGCGTCCTGAAGCCGGGAACGCCGCGAAGCGCCGTCCTCGCCGAGTTCGGCACGCCAATCGAGACATCGATGCGCAACGGCGCCAGGGTGGACATCTTCACGTTCACGCAAGGCTACAGCAGCGCCGAGAAAGGCGCCCGGGCCGTGCTGCACGGCGCCGCCGACGTGCTGACCCTCGGACTGTGGGAAGTCGCGGGGACGCCGATTGAAGGCTATGCGAGTGGCACCAAGGTCAGCGTCGAGATCACCTACGATCGCGAGGAGCGGGTCGTCAAAGTCGTGCCGCTGCGCGGGCAGGAGGTGCTGGCCGAAGCGCAGTAGACTCTCGGACCCATCGGGTCAGCTGCTGCAGCTCAGGAGCCTGGTGGCCCGCTCGATCCGGGCGACGAGGGGGTCGCGCGGTCGGCGCCCATAAGCGCCCGGCGCGAGGAGGCCCTTGTAGCCATGGCGGAGAACAGCTCGGGCCTGCGAGCGCGAGAACCCCGCCTCCTGCGTGAGCCAGCGCTCGAATTCCCTCTCGGTGGGGGCGCCGTGCGCGAAGGGCCCCGACTTGACGTGGGCGACGCGGGCCTCGGGCAACAGCGGGAAGGTGACGATCGAGATCTCCCAGAGGTCGACCTTGAGGAGGCGGCGGATGCCGGTCTTGGCGTCGCGGCGGCCGAGGAGGGTGCGGAAGCCGATGGAGAGGCCGTCGAGCGCGCCGGCGCGCATCAGGGAGAGCACCTCGCGGGCGCGCGCCACCTCCGGCATCAGCCGGCCCTTGGCCCACAGGCCGCGGGCGTCCTCGGCGAGCTCCAGCCATACCCCGATCGGCTCGCTGGGGTTGTGCTGGAACAGCATCTTGATGCCGGCCGGGCCGCGCTGACGGAGGCTGTCGCGGAAGGCGCCGGGCAGGATCAGGTCGCCGCCCAGGTCCTCGCGGTTGAAGAGGCTGGCGTAGCCCGCGAAGGTGCCGTCGGGCTCGACGCGCTTGAGGTCGAGGGCGGTGAACTTGAGCTCGGTCGGGCGCATG